GGGTCGGAGACACGGGGAAGCGGGGGGAACAGCGGGGCCCGCTTGACGTTCCCCTTGTGGGTGATTCGCTGCTCGCCCAGCATCTGTCCGATCACCCGCTGTTGCTCCCGGATGTCGTACATCATCTGCTCGACGATGCGGCGGCCACGGAGGTACTGGTAGATCTCGTCGCCGCTGGCGAGGTCGCCCTTCTTGGCGATCTCGTAGGTGGCGGCGGAGATGTCGGCCACCAGACGACGCATGGCCTGAAGCTTGTAGCCGATCTGACGGAGAGCCGCGGTGTCCGCGGTGGCGTCGAGGGCTTCACGGATGTTCGCTGAAGAACGATTGCCAACGATGTCCGCGATGGCCGTGTAGTCGTCGAAGGCCTGTGCGACGACATCCTTGTGGGACTCGGGGACGAACTTGTCGATCTCCGAGTATTCCTCCACCATCTCCTTGATGTATGCGGACACATCCTGATTGGAGGCGAACCGGTCCCAGTTGGCGGCACCATAGGGGTCCGCAGGACCACCGCTGCCCGCAGGGGTTCCGAGGCTCTCGGGATTGGGACCCATGGAGGGCTTCGGGGGGAACTCACGATCGGGCCCGTACGCGGGGGAACTCTTCAGGAGAGCGGGACCGGCGATGCGTCCCGCGGTGACCCCGGGGATGTCGATGTCGGGACCACGGTTCACCAGCTTGTTGAAGATCTTGGCGACCTCGGGATCGATCCCGTCGATGCCTCCCTCGGAAGCATCGAGATCGTTCCAAGTGTTCTTGAGCCACATCTTGATCTTCAGGAACAGGTCCTGATACCCACCGGACGGGGTCTCGCCTGTCCGCAGGTATCGGATCAACGAGTTGGTGAACCGCTCCTCGGACTCGATGGACCAGACCCAGTTCCCGTTCACCGGGTCCTTGGACGCACCCATGGACACCGCGATCTTGTCGATGTCCGTGTCGGTGATGCCGAGACGGCTGCTTGGGGGGACCGACTTGCTGAACAGGAACTTCCGGGCAACGTGACCAAGCTCATGGACCGCGGTGCCGAAGTCGGCCTCACGAAGACCACCGATGATGGCTTCCCCGTCCGAAGCGAACAGAGCGAACCCGACAGCACGGCCCTTGACGGTGCTTCGCAGCAGGTCGGTGGTCTTTGCGAGGTCCCGCTCAAGCTTTTCGAGACGCTTGGGTGCAGTGGTCTCGGCGATCTCGGCCTCAAGGTCCTTGACCTTCTGCCGAAGCTGCTTGCCGTAAGGTGCCTCGGCAAGGCGGCCGGATCGGAGACGGCGGCCGACCACCTCTCCCTTGTCGAACTCGAACCCCTTGGCCTCGGCCTCTGCCCGCAGCGTTCCCGCCTCGGGGAGGTTCAGACGCTTCCGCATCCGGGCCTGATCCTTGGCAAAGACATCCGCCCAGTCGTACGCGAACTCCCCGGTCTCCTTTTCCAGACCCCGGGCTCTTCGGGACTGGATCAGGACCGAGTGGGCCCCTTGTCCTCCGCTTGTGCCGACCCTCTCGACTGCCTCTTCAAATGCTGCTCGATCTGAAACAAGCGTACTGGGTCGTGTACCTGCGCCCTGTAGTCGGGTCCTGACACGGGTACGGATCTCTTCAAGGTTTGCGACAATACGGTCAAACCCAGCTTGTTCATCCTTGAGGAGCGGTTCGATTGCATTCTGAATCCTTTTGTTTAGGAACACCTCACTGAGGTCCCATGTCTTGCGGATGTCCTCTGCGGAGAACTTCCGCAGAATCTGGTCAAGCGGGACCTTCTCGGCCTTCAGGGCGATGATGGAGACGATGGCTCCCCAGACACGCTCCTGCACTTCATAGGGCTTCAGGCCCATGGCCTTGGACACCCTGTTGATGACCGTAGCATAGGCGGCATAGTTGCCCGAGGTGGTGAGCCACCGCTTCTTGGCCTCCAGCAGGCTCTCCATGGCCTCGTAGTAGATGGTATCCTTCTCTGGCTTGCCGTCTTCCCCGATGATGGTCTTTCCGTTTGCGTCCCTCTTGACGACCTCCTTCTTCTTTCGGATCATCTTGGGGACGACGAGGTCGTCGGGGAGCAAGCGAGCCATCCAAGTGTCCAGAGCCTGATTGGGGCCCTGAGCGGGAAGGACATCCCCCTCGGGAGTGATGATCTGGTCGGCACGCAGGCCCATGGAGCTTCCCATGAAACCCCGCATCTTGTTGGCATCGGTTCCGCCGAACCAACGGGGAACATCTGAAAAGTCCAAGGACCGGAAGATGTCCTCGGCCGTGAGGTCGTACCCGGCCTCGACGGCATCGACGGCAGCGTCGAAGAACCGCTGCATGATCAGGTTGTGGACACGCATCGCGTTGGAGGCGTGGGACTTCGCGGGCATGGAAGTGCTGCCCATATCCTCCTGAAGACTGTTGAGGAGCTTTTCCATCCGTGCCGACGACGTTTCCCGAGTCATGTTTCCGACCCAGTCCTTGCCGTAAGCCGGGTCGCTGATGGTGTACAGGTGGGACCTGAGGATCTTCTCGGCAGCGGCCCGGTTCACCTTTCCGTTGGAGACCGTTGCGGACAGTTCTCGGAACAGAACATCAGTCTCTTCGGCGGAGCCCACAGCCAGACGAATACCCACCTCGGTGTGGACCGGAACCTGAGTCTGGGGACTGGTTACGGCAGAGAACATGGCGAACGACTGCATTCGCTGGACCCCGAGATGCTGGGTCATGATTTCCACCATCTCGTCGTAGCCGCCGTGCATCGCTGCACCGGCCTCGGTCAGAGGAACGAGCAGATCCTCGATGCGGGACGCCCCTTCTTCCCAAGCAATGACGGCCCGCTGGGCAGACTGTCCGCTGCGGATGACATCCCGAACGACTTCCGGCATGTCGGTGATCAAGGGGTGTTCATCGATGGCCTTCCGGGTCAGGCCCTTCGACTTGAGTACGGCCCTGATGCCAGCATCGACATCGTATCTCTTCCCGGGCTTCGGGACGGGGATGGAGTTGAGAAGCTCCCCGGTGGCGTCGGAGTAGATGTTCAGGGCCTCGTCGCCCCCGACGATCCTGAGACGGGACCGGTCGATCCCCATGCGATCGATCAGGATGTTGGCGGCCCGGGCCTCTGCCGCGTCCAGACCGAACGCTTCCATCAGTTCCCGCTCTTGCCCCTCGCGGATCTTGCGGGCCTCGACGACCATGGCCTTGGTGGGAGACACGCCCTTGTCGATGGCCTTCTTTCCGGCTCGCATGATCCGAAGGCTGCCGATGAGACCATCGGCCACAAGACCGAGACCGGCACCCTCGATGGCGTTCTTCAGGCGGCCAAAAATCTCACCGGACAGGGTGTCTTCGTCTGTCTCTGCAAGCCAGTCGAGAACAGGGATCTCAAGCTCTGTATGGGTCATCAGAAGCTCGGACAGCCGTGCTTCGTGGCCGTCCCAGACGAAGAAGTCGCCGATGAACCCACCTGCGGTGTACCTGACAAACTCCTTGCCTGTTCCAAGAGCAGCAGCCTTTCGACCAAGCTGGGCGGCCTTGGTGAAGTCGCCAGCAAGACGGGCAGCGTTCGCTCCAGTGACGGCCCCGGCGATGCTCTTGTCCAGCTTGGTTGAGATCTTCCCAAGCGTCCCCAACTTGCCCAGCTTTCCAGCGATGCCGATTCCGGGGAGGAACCCGGTCAGAAAGTTCGAGACCCCGCTGGTGATGTCTCCACCGATCGTTCGGGACGCTTCCATCAGTCCGAAACGATCCTCGACCTCCGCACCGAACGGCATGGCGACAAGGTTCACGATGTCCGAGCCAGCCGACAGGAAACCACGGGGGATGCCTGCGACCGTGTCCATGAACGAAAACGAATAGTAGTCCTCGTCGGTCTCGTCGATGTCGCCAGCGAATCGGGTGGAGGAGAACTCGGTGCGGGGAGCGGTGTCGAATGCCCCGACTTCACGGAAGGTTTGAAGCAGACTCAAAGTCAGTCTCCTGTGTTCTGGAGAGTGGCTCCCAATCGAATCGGGAGAAGCCGTCGTTGGGCAACGTAGATGAGATCGGGAGAGATCATCTCATCCCCGTCCGCAAGCTCGACGATCTTGGCGAAGTAACCCGTCTTGTTCTGGACGTACTGGGCATACGCCTGCTCAAGGCTCTCGAAGTCCCTGAAGAACAGGTGGGTTTTGGGATTGACCGAGGGAAACTTTCCAGACCCGGGGCCATAGAACTCGACTCCCTCGGAAGTCGTGTAGACGGCTTCGCCGTTGTCGGTGGTTCTGGTGGGGGTAAGCTGCCCTTCGTCCCAGTCCGCAAGAATCCCCTTGGTGGCGAGGTATTCTTGGGTCCGTTCCTTGTCGAGAGTCCAAGGAACCGGTCGGTACCCACCTTGACCGTTGCTTCTTCGACCTCCGCCCCGATAAACACCGTCTGGTCCGTACATCAAGGAATCTGACGGGTAGTACTTGGGACTGTCGAAGCCCTGAATCTCCCGTTGCCTGTAGTCGAGGATCGAGTCCAGATGGGTGCGGGCTTCCTCCTGAAGCTTTTCACGGGACTCCTCAAGAGCTTGAAGAGTCCTGTTGGTGACCTCCCCGGACTCCGCGGCTTCCCTGAAGACGGAAAACACCGATTCGTAATCCTGCACGGCGTTGTAGTAGTCCGTATCCGAGAAAAACCCACGACCCACAGTCCCAATGTCCCCGGCAATGAGGTCTCTGGTGTCGGGACTGAAACGGGGAGGTGTTATGACTCCCAGTTGCTCACCAATCGAGGGCGTCACTCTGCCGCTCTCTGAAATACGAACGTTCTTTACTTTCGAAAGCAGATTCTGCCTGAACTGATTCATTCTTTGATCGGCAAGGGCCACCAGTTCACTGCGAGTTGCGTCAGGATTATTTTCGATGATCTCTCTGACCGTCTCTTCGGCAAGTTCTCTTCCTGCTTCGTTCAGTTCCGACTTGGTCTGATACAGTTCGTCAGCGTCTCCAATCGTGTCTCTTGTCATTGTTTCGGTGAAGAGATCGACTTCCTTCATGAAAAAGGAAACCAATCCTGTCGTGGCGTTTTCGACGCTTTGTCTGCTCAGGGACTCGAACTCGTCCGATTCCATGACTGTGGACCGGGTTGTCTCGACGGCTTGTCCAATGGCCGTGTTGATCATGGCAAACCTCTCGTTGCTGTCCCCGTTCAGATATTCCGGGTTGGACTGGAGTTCCCGGAAGTTGGCAACGATGGCCTCGGTCAGCTTCTGGTTTCCCATCGAAGACAGGAATCGGGCCTGATCTGAAGTCATCCCTCTGCTGGTGGCCGTGCTTGCCAAGTCTGCGGAGAACGAAGCCATGGTGGAGGACACCCGTTCCCGCACGCCTTCGATCTCATACGGAGAGCTTTCGATGAACCGTTCGATACTGGCAAGCTGGTCTGGTCCCATCCGAGCCAAAACCGGCTTGGGAACCGGCTCGCCTCTCTCGGCCGCAGAACGGAAGATACTGAACTCTTCCGGGCTCATCGGGCCCCTCTGAATCCTCTCGTTGTACTGGCTCAACAAAGGCCTGAGACTGGCCGCGACCTGACTGGCCTGAGCCTCGGGAAGGCCTGTCGTTTCCGTGACCAGATCGATCCACCCAGCGGCGGTGATGTGCCCCGTTGACTGGCTAAGCACCCGGTACATCTCGCCTTCGTATCGGCGAACCTGCCTGTCGGTCACGGTCTCACCGTCGTCGATACGGTCGTCAAGGATGTCCTCAAGAGCCGTATAGCTCGCAAGCAGATCGGGGGTCAACGGGGGACGCCCGGTCTCCTCGGGTGAATCGATGATCTCGGACACCAGAGCCCGGGCCCGCTCAAGCTCGGACTGGGGAGTGTCGGGGTTGGCCAGCAGGGTGCTGATGTATCCCTCAACTCCCTTGAAGACCTGCCTTCTTCCAGAGGGATCGAGACCGCTTCTCCCCGGTCTGGACCTGCGCGATCAGGCTGCTTGTCAGTTCGTTTTGAATCGAAAGATCGTTCTTTTCCCGAAGCTTCTGGGCGATGATCTCGTCGTTCTGGGACAGGTACTGGCGAAGAATGTTGTCCTTGACGGAAGCGAACCCACGGCGAACATAGGTGTCTTCCCCGATGTCCAGACCCCCGATGATCTCTTGCAGGATCTGGTCACGCTGGGCCTGATTGATCGGCTGCCCACTATCATCCGTCAACCGGGTGAGACGATCTCGGTTCTCGATCAGGGCTGACTGGAGACGCTGGCCCATGAGTTGCTTGCCGATGGCTTCCCTGAAGGCCATCTGACGAAACGGGCCGGGGAGGTTCTGTGAATCGAACCACTTGTTGGCTTCCGAAACATCCTTGATGCTCCGGGGCATTTCGGCCGCAGCCTGCTGTCCTTCCATGGCCTCGGACCTCGCCATGGTCTGGCTGAGGTTCATGAGGGTGGGGGCCAGACCGGAAAGTGCCCGGGCCACCTGCATTCCCTGAGTCTGCTCCAGTTGGACTAGCTGAGCCAAGGGACCGATGTCGTAGACCGTGGAAACCGGTGCGGAGACCGGTCTCTGGATTCGGGTCGGAATGTCCTTAGCCATGTGTTTCCCTTTCAGCCGCTGAAGATGGCATCAAAGTAGGTACTTCCTGCGGTGGGGGCCTGAGAGCCCAAGAATCCAGCGGTGGCACCAACGATGTTCAGTCCGGTGGCCAAAGCACTGGGTCTTGAGATGGGTTCGGGGGTTCTGCTGATGATCTGACCTTGGGCTCTTGCGGCCAGTCCCTGCTTTTCCCGCTGAAGTTGAAGCTGGACCATCCGCTGCTGCTCTTGCGTCCGAAAGACGAACTCCGACTCCCTGCGGACAATGTCGTTGAGCATGGAATCGACGGACAGGCCCGCCACCCCGGACTCGACGGACTGGGTATAGGACCGGGCAGCGGCCTCGCGGGCTTGTCGGGTGATCTCGAAGATCTCCTGATTGGCCTTGGTCTGCTCTTCGGTCTGCCGAACAAGGGTCGCCTCGTACTCTTGGACGAGAGACTGCTGGACGATCTCCTTGTTCTGGTCGTAGATGAACTTCTGGTACTGGGACTGGGCGTCCGCGTACGCACTGGCCTGCTGGTACTGCATCAGGGAGCCGCCAACGGAAGCTCCCAGCGCGATGCCTCCCAAGGCAAGGGCTGGTGTACACATCAGTCAATCTCCTTCATGAACCGATAGAAAGGAACCCCATTGATCTGGGTTTCCTCTTCGATCTTGAACCCCATCCACTTGATCCAATCGACATGGACCTCGTTCCGGGAATCGATGTAGTTCCCAAGCTTGGGGTACTTCTGGTGAAGCTTGTGGAGCCAGCCCCGAGACTCCCGGAGAAACCGAAACCGGTTCTTGGGCTCCACCATGGCCGGGGTCCCGACAAGCCAGATGGCTCCCAGACCTTCCACAGAGGTCGGCACGACCCCGAAGATCCCCACAGGGGTACCCTGTTCGACGATGGTCAGGCAGGGGTCCGAGTTCTCGAACCCGAACTTCAGGCCGTCCTCGACCGAAACCCCGTAAGTCATCATCTCCATCTTGTCCGGTACTCGAAGACGGCGTGACAAGGGGAGCAGGTCCCTCTTGATCGAGGCCCTGACCTTCAGGTCAGATTCTCCGGTAGCGGCCCGAGTACGAGGCTTCGATCTCGGCACTGGTGAACTTTGAGGGGTAGGGTGTGTCATTGATCAGATCGATGTTGAACTGTTCCGAGGTGCCCATGACGGGGATACGCATTGTACCCGACTCGATGGGACTGTTGACAAACGATGTGTTCACTGTCGGGCCACGGTCATAGACGTAGCTTTGGAAGACCAACGAGTTGACCGGGCTGACCTCGGCCCGGAACGGACCGGAGTCGTCATACAGAACATTGATGTTCTTGATCTGAAACCTGCCAGACCCCAGAGCAGGACCATCCCCGACCCTGAGGTAGGGCTGGGAGAACCGGTAGAAGAACTGGTAGTCGTGACCGAAGTAGACGGGGGTTCCATCGGCATCGATCTGGATGTCTATCAACCCTGTAGACGGGTTGTACTGACGGGACTCTTCCCGGACCGTGCTGCCAGCGTTCGGACCTTCTGCGTACACGACTCTGGTGGGGTACTGCTCCTCGAAGTCCTCCCCGGAACTCAAGGGAAGGAAGCTGGACTGGGGGTTGAGCGTGACGGGGCTCTTCGTGGAGTTCGTATAAGTGGCCGTGACCGAGAAGCCGTGACCCTGACCAAAGAGGGGGTCCAGTGTCGTGTCGCTGGCCGGAAACCCGAGAACATTGTAGCTTTTGTGGGTGACCCGGAGATAGCTGGACTCGGTAGACGGTCCTTCAACAACCTTGACCTCGACATACCCGTCGAACCCTACAGCAGGGTCGTTGATGTTGCTGAAGTCCGTTTGGTTGTTGACAGGGAACGGGTTGTGTTGCCACGCTCCCCGATACCTGAAGGTGACTTCCAGCAGAAAACCTCCGACCTGAACCTGCTTTGGGGCAGACTCGATGACATCTGTCCAGATCAAGTTGCCGTTCGCGAAGTCCCCGTATTGACCTGTTCCGGCCACGGTGCTGTAGTCGAACTCGGACTCGGTGACGGTTCTGGTTCCTGCTCCTTCCCCAAAGACCTCGATTGTGATGTCGAAAGCGTCGATGGGGTTGGGTGTCGTATAGGCGGTGTACTCTCTAGACGCCCTGAAGTATGTGTCGAACCGCACTGTCACGTTCGGCTTCAACATGAACAGGTAGGGGTCGTAACCATACTGATCCGAGGGTCCGTTGAAGATCGATGACCACTCGAAGTCGGTTCCCCTGCTCCCGAACTCGATTTCACTTGTCAGTCTCACCTCAGGGAACAGGTAGGAAGCCCCGGGAGCGATGGTCAAGTTGGGGGGAATGACGGGGTTGGTGGGGTTTCCGGGGTTACCACCACTGAACAGGAACCCTGAACCTTCGCTGACTGGCTGGACCGGGCTTCCGTCCAGATTGCACTCGGGCAGTAGGTGAAGCGGGACAAGAGGAGGAGCCTCGATCCCCTGCTGGGTGACCGAAACGGTCTCGGAAGCCAGCCCGGAATCGAGAGCGACGGTGACCGAGCCTGAACGTGGGGATGTCGTGGTGTTGTCGGATACCGACACGGTGAACGAACTGTTCCCCGAACCCACGCCACCCGACACGACAAGCCAACTGTCCGAGGACGTTGCCGTCCATCCACAAGAGTTGTCCACCGTGGTGACGTTGACCGTCTGGCTCGAAGCTTCTTCGGCGACGAACTCAAGACCGGAAGGGGAAACACCTACAGCGTCACAGGTGATGACCTGACCCTGCTGGAGAATCGTGAGCGTGACCAGACCGGCCTCGCTGGACACGGTGATTGCCGCTGTTCTGGTGTCGTTCGACCCGTTCGAGGAGACATCGAAAGAGAACGTACCGTTTCCGGTTCCCGAGGGGTTGGTCAGAGAAACCCAAGACTCGCTGGAACTGGCGTTCCAATCACACTCGCCGTCCATGGTCACGTTGGCTGTGACGGAACCCCCGCTTCCCGCGGACGGGAACGACAGGGGACTGGCCGAGACCTGAAGGTTCGAGCAGACAGGGTCGGCCAGAGAAGAAAGACCGGCAACGGAGACCGTGTTCCCATAGTTCGTGAACTTCTGTCGGTTGTCCAGACGGACGCAGATCGGCGAGTTGGGGTCGAGACGGTTGTCCCGAATCTGGGACCGCCTGATCCCATAGTCACCCGTGATCGCGTTCCTGACGAACAGGATCAGATCCGATTCAAGCCAACCGATGGAAACGATCTGGACAGCCGGATAGTCCCACTGGGACCACGAAGACTGGACTCTCTGGTTCTGGGAGTCGTACCACTTGTAGATGTACAACTTGGTGTCGCTGTCCTTGGTCAGAACAGCAAGCACACGCTCGAAGGGGGACGCCCGCATGATCTCCGGGGTGCCCAGAATGTACCGGGGAACGTGTGCCGTGACCTCCGGTGCGGACACAAGAGAAGCATCCTGAATGTTCAGGATCATGTCCCGCACGCCTGTGTAGGTCTGTCCCCGCAGGAACGGGAAAAACACTTCTTGGTCCACCAAGGCCGGGCGGCATTCCGAAACACACTCGTACTGGGACACGGAGTCCAAGGTGACGGTTCGGGGAGTCAGAAGCTCGGTGTCGGGAGACGACAGGGCCAACTGAGCCTTGTTGGAGAACAGGATCAGCTTGTTGCCCAGAGGCACTCCGTGTCGGAACTTGGTCACCTCGGGGTATGCGGACAGAACATCGATTCGGTCCGAGTCCACAAGGGAGATGACGGTGGTCCTGAAGAAGTTGAAGAACCTGCCGACCTCAGACAGACACACGGCTTCCCCGGAAACGAACCCTAGGCGACCTTGGGTGGTGAAGATCCCGTCGATCGTGCTGCCCACAAAGCTGGGGACCGGGTTGGTGACCTCGTCTCCCGCGTTGCGTGCCTTCCACTCTTCGTTGTTGGCGGCCTCAAGCCCATCGAGCCGAGTGAACGCAAAATATGGATCACCAATGGACGAGCCTGCCGGGATGGTGTCCTGAGCAGTGAAGAACTTCCTGATGAAGGCATGAGGCATCGTGGAGAAGTCGAACTTGTTCCGACTTTCCGGCTCGGCTGTTTCGGTCCAGACGCCTTCGACGGTGGCCTGACTCGATGAGGAACTGAACCCATCGAACCTCACCCAGTAGTCGTCCCGCTCCTCGTCTTCAAGACCCTCGATCTTGACGACGAACCCGTCAGGGGCCTGCAGGGGCAGACGATCGAAGGAAGGGACCGCGTAGGAGACCGGAATGATCCCGTTGTTCCCCAAGGAATCCTTGACAAACACTCGCATACGGGTGATCGAGTTTCCGTAGGCAGCTTGGGCAGCACTGAGGTCCAGATCGAGGACGACGGTGTTTCCCTGTTGTTTGATGGTCAGGCCAGTGACAGCAGGCATCCCGTCGCCGATGTCCCCGCTGCCGTTCACAACCAGACGGGGGTCTGGATACAAAGCGTCGTACAGAAGAAGAGCGATGAACCTGTGGTCCAGAATCGCAGTGTCGTTGCCGAACGTGTCGAAGGTCCCCCCGGCTTGGGGCGGTGCCGGGCTCCCCCAGTCTGCTGCGTCAGGGTAGGAGTCGCTTGAGTTGACGGCAAGATAGCCCGCTTTTGTGGTGCTTTCTGGGAAGAAGTATTCGGTATCGTCGAGGTTGGGGGCCCGGAAGAACACATCCCGGGACACAACCGCTGTTCCGTCGTCATCTTGTAGCTCAAGGCGAATGTCGAACGTGGACCCGTATCCAACCGCCCGGACCCAGAGCAGAGCCTGAAGGTCGGACGGCTCGACAAAGGCCGTGTCCATCGCCACGGTCTTCTCTTGGTTGGCCACCAAAGTAAAGTCGCCGATGGTGGTCATCGACAGAGCGGACTCGGCCTTTTGGGGGTCGGTGATGTCCAGATAGGTGAAGTCGGGGGTCGTGGCCCCAAGCTGGACAGGGATCTCGGTGTCGTTCCTCAGGTCCCACGCCTTGACGAAGCCGGAACCCTTGATAAACAGACCGTAGGCTTCCGCACCGTCTCCTCGATCGACGATGAACATCTTTCCCGAAGGAGCGGTCTTCAGGTCCTCCCCAACACTCCAGTCGTACACGAAGTCCGTTGGGTATCGCTTGGTCAGGGACTCTGACGGACTGGAGTGGCCGTTGATCAGTTCCTCGCACTGGGTCGGGAACCTGACCTGCGGGGGCTGCTGGGAGACCCCGTTCAGCATGTTGGGGATGGCAATGTTGTACATTTACAGTCCCGTTACATATGGATAGGCACGATCGATCACCCGGGAGACCGAGTAGTTGTCGAAGATCGAGTGGTCTGCGGTCTCGGACTCGAAACGCCGAAGCTCGGACAAGGCGTACTGCTCGTCCCTCAGGGTAAACGAATGATGCTTCTCAGAACCCACGGATCGGTCCTGAAAGACCCTCGCCGCCCGAACCGCAATGTATTGGCGAGCAGGCTGAGGAAGAGAGTTCCAGTCATAGACATAGACCGTCTTGGTCGTGATCGGGGTCTCGAACGAATACGTCTGGTTGGTGGTGTCATAAAGATACCGCTTGGTCCCGGCACGGACCTTGATGGTGATCTGGCGGTCGTCCGCATCAACCTTGGGACCGACATAGGCGTTGTCGATGTACAGCACGTTGTCCGGTACCGCGATCAGTCCCCCCGACGCCGGGTTCCAGACCTTTCGCTGTTCCGTGTTGAAGTACCAGCCGTGGCTCTGGACAGCTAGAGAAATCTCCTTGAGAGTGGCCTTGGCCATCGAGGCGTCCACCGAAGGGGTGTCCACGCTGTTTACCGGTGAGGACCCGATCGTTGCCAAAGCCATGTTGATGGCATCGACCTCGCTCAGGGCCCACGGAGAGGGTCCATCGTGGATGGGCATGTGGTACTCCTGCAGGATGTAAAAAAGGGGCCTGCCCCTGTTACGGGACAGACCCCTAGATTGGGATCACCTACCTTGGTTAGGCATCGGCTCCAGCAAGAACACCCGCACACTCATGCCGCAGCGAACCATGACCCATGGCGTACTTGGCGACCATGAGGTGGCCCTGAAGGCGGATCTCGTACTCCGACTCCATGGCGAGGTCGAGCAACTTGACCGTACCAAAGGCCTGCTTCTGGAAGGCGATGGCCTTGATCCGAGAGAAGTTCCCACCGTAGTTGTTGTCGCCCTTTCCGGGGTTGGAGATGGACGCACCGTAGACCTGAGCAGCGATGTTGCTGCGGATCATGCGGAAACCGGCAACCGAGGCGATCTGAGCGTTCACAAAAGAGTTGCTCGGATCGGGATTGAAGTCCCGGTTGATCAGGTCCTTGCCATCGTCGCTGTTCACGATGTTGTAGTACGACTGCGGAGTGAGAACAACGTACCGCTCCTCGGAGGGAACGTTCTTCTCGTCGAACTGAGCAGCCAAGTCGAACATCGAATCGATGAAGGTAGCAACGCCACCGGAAGGAATGTCCGAGGTTGCATTGGCACCGAGGGCATCGTTAGTGATGACGGTGGACCCCGGAAGACCAGTGACCGCATTGGCTCGGGCAGCCGGGTCGTTGCCAGTGAACTCGGCTGCAGTGTTGATGGCAACACCGATCAGGTGCTTGTCCATCTCGCGAGCAAGCGCACGACCGAGTTCGGACGAGTAGATCGACCGGACATCGTAGTGGTTCTTGGCCTCGTCCAACTTGTCGATGAACGTGGTGGCCGTGAGGAGATCATCGATCGAGTCGGTCATCAGGTCCTCACCGGGCGTGTGGTAGTTAGCCGACGCGATTCCGGTCAGAGGGAACTGGGCCGACTTTCCATTGCTGATGGTGCGAACCGAGTGAAGAGGCTTCATCACGGTCGCGGTCTCGAACGCCTGAAGGACTTCACCACTGAAGACCTTCAGGAACATAGCATTGTCAGTACCGTAGTCTACACTCCCTCCCGTGCCGTTGATCTGGCCAGTGAGGGAGATTCCAGTAACAGCCATTGTGTATCCTTAGTTAGTAAGACTTCTTTCGGCCCACCCGCTCCTTGCGAATGGGTCCCTTCTGCTTCTTGTCCCACTTCTTGGCGATCTTCGGAAGGACCGCGTGCATGTAGCGGGACTGCGCCTTGCTCTTGTAAGGCATGTCAGTTCTCCTCGTCCGGGTCCGCAGACAGGGACGGGAAATCCGACTCAGGGGTGATGGGGTCATCCCCCGCAGGGGAGACATATCCTGCGTACCACCCCTCGGGCAGCAGGACTGGGTGGTCGGTGAGTTGCCAAGCAACCCCGTTCCACAAATAGACTCGGCCCCGGACTTCAGGAAGTCTTGGGGGCATTGGTTCGTCTCCATCCGAAACCGATCAGTTCCATGAGAAGGGTCACGACGGCGGTGCCGATCGCGGCCCACATTCAATACTTCCTCTCTCGCTTGAGAGCCAGACGACTTCCGGTGTAGCCGAGAGCGGCCAAGACCGACACGATCAGTGCCAGAATGCGTTCCCCGGCAGAGTCCGAAGGGACAACACCGGAAGCGACCACGGCACCCACAAGGCAGGCGGCAGTGGACAGCCAGAACTCGGTCGTCTTGTACCCCGGCTTGGGGTCACTTGTCTCGTTTTCGCTCATCGGTCTTCAACTCCACATTGGTAACCGATACATATCGCTTGGGCGGATCGGCATAGAAATAGAGAAGCCCCGTCTTCATGCACTGGAAGACGGGGCGGTTCTCTTCAACCGTCCGACCCACTTCAGGGTCGGTACGCTTCATCAATAGTTGCCAGCCGGGGTGCGGGCGGAGGAACCACCGGTCACCGGGACCGGGGTGTTGCCCTGATTCTCGGGCAGATCGATGCTGTCACCGGACATGGCCAGCAGGGCACGCATGCTGTCGAGCAGGGCCTTGAACCGCATCAGATCGAAACGGTTGATGCCGCTCGCGAGATCGGCACTCTGGCTCTCGCTCATGTCAACCCAAAGGGCCTTGAGGCGACGGACGATGTCCTTGCAGTCCTGATTCTCGACCGCCTCGATCTGCTCGTCGGTCGGGAAGGACTTGAGGAGAGAATAGCCGACGTTGTGGATCTTCGGAAGGTCGAGGGGCTGGGAGTTCGCGGCGGTCGCGAAGCCCTCAAGACGATCGAGGTACGTTGCGAAACGCTCGCGATCGGCCTCAAGGAAGAAGCCGCCGTTGAAGGCACTCTGGGACGAGATCAACTCGCGGGCGTAGACGGTGACCCGGTCGCACAGACCGGCAATGTCCATGTTGGACACTTGGCTGACAGGCATTCATTGCTCCTTTAGAAAGATGCGTTCTTGACTCGGTTCTCTACATCGGCACGGTACGCGGGATCGTTCTTGTACCGAGGGTCGCTCATGGCCTTGACCATCTCGGCGGTGGAACGGAACCCTGAGGAGGTCTTCTTGGACGCTCCCCGAACGAGGCTGGGCCGTCCGTTGGCCGCCTCGTATCTCGCCTTGAGTCCATTCAAAGCGAACTTCTGCGAAGCACCGTCCGTGGTGATCGCCTTGTTGTAGGCA